CCGAAAGCATCACCTCTTCCTCGAATGCACGATCTGAACTCTCCATGGAGAAGATTTCTTCGTGCTCACGGTCGTAGCGGTCATATTCCAGTCCGAACAACGCGTTTAGGCCGGGTTCCAACTCTTTGACAAGTTGTGCTCTGCTAATAGCCATCTCTCAACCCTCCTATACGCCGGTGGTTGAAACAGTGCCACCAGCAATAGCACCATTGGCGCTATTGTAGTGGTTGTTCAACCTGACCAAAGCAGGGATGCCAGAAGCAGAAAAGTCTTGGTTCATGCCATCTTCTTCCCAACCAAGAATGCGCATATTGAGCGTATTCGTGGTAGCGATGGTACTGATAGCTAAAGCACCTGAAGACTGACCCGTTGTCGTGCTCCCGCTTGTTCCACTAGAGAAGTTCGCGTTCGCAAAAACAGCGGCCCGTGCCGTTGCCTTACTGGTCCAAGAGGCATCCGTTGCAACCACAAAGATCTGCATCGGATCGTCTGCCACAAAAGCCCTTACAGGATGGTTGCTATCCGCTCCCGATCCAGGCCAGTGCATACTCCACGTGGGTTTCCCCGTGGTGCTTGAGACATACCTGCAACCTTGAAAAGCGCCCAATAGCCCTACAGTGCCGCCTGCCGCAGCACCCACAACGTCGATATACCCCGTCGAAAGCGGGATAACTGGGGTGCCAAAGTAGATAACGTTGCTATTGCCGTTAGCGATTTCATAGAAGGTATAGCCTGAAACACCCGTGGAGTTGGAGTTCTGACCCATCTTACCGACAGGTCGGAGCCCCCAAGCTCCATTAGTATTCGCCATATCTTATGCTCCTCAAAGCAAAAGGGTTGCTAACAGTAAGCCCTAAATTTATTTAGGGCCTCCAAACGTAACACGCGATTGACGTTCAGGTTTCTGAATCGCCATCGAATGATGCTGGGTTTCCTTTAAAAGATCGTTATCGACTGCCTCCATTGCATCAGACTTCATCTGATTGAAGTAGTCGCTCCGTTCTTCCACGATCTCTGCTGGAATTCGAGCCAGCAACAAGCCTCCTACACCAAAGACACCTTCGTATTTTCCACTGTCAACGGTAGGCGCTTCAAAATCAGGGTACTCCTCCTTCCGAACCAACTCCCACCCTTCTCGCATACGGGCAGAAACGTTTTTCCGGTCATCGAAGCCCCTAACCTCGGAACGTATCCATCGGTGGACAAATCCTTCGGGGGGTGCAGGTGCGTCTAATAAAGACGGGGGTGCCCAAGGCTTTCGACGCGGCTTTGCGTCACGTGTCTCGGACGTGCGGGGAGTGCGATCAACGGTCTCGTTTTCCATCTATCGTCTCCTACCGTTTGTGTTTCGCGTACTCGTCTAGAGGAACTCCAAGCTTGTTTGCTATCGCAACCTCGCTTGCAGAAAGTCTTACTGTCTTGCGCCCACTATTGCTGGAGCGTGTGGCAGAGGCGACCGACTGTTGTGGTCGGCGTCCTTCTGATACGGCAACCGTAGTCCCACCGCTAAACTTGTGTGGAAAGGCTTCCCGTATTCTTTTGTCAAGCTCATCGTAGTACGAGGGAGACTCCGTGTCAAACCCCTCATCTTCTACAAGAGTCTTGTGAATTCCGAACGCTGCAAACGTCATTGCATCGTCGTCACCGAACCAATCGTTCTTAGAAGCCCAGTCTTCTGCCTTTGGATCGGCCCGTGTCGGGATTTGTGGCTGAGCCTGTTGAGCCTGTCGAGCCTGTTGCGCCGCCATCTGCTGCTGAGCGACAATTTGCTGCTGCCATTGTGCTTGTTGCAGCTTCGCAGCCCTGACACGCTCTTCTTCAATAGCTAGTTGAGAGAGCTTTTTCTGAGTCTCTACCTGTGCTGCCGTATCATTTGTCGCTATGGCGCTTTCGAGGTCTTTTCCAAGGGCTTCGCTCTGCGTTGCAATACGGTCGCCATACTCATTGACATACCCCTGATCCAGATCCTGAACGCGACCTTTTAGCTGGGAATTCTCGGCTTGTATATTTCGTGCATAATTAATCGCGGCTTCTTGCTGCCTCTCGGCCTCTCGTGCCTTCTTAGTCAACTTGTCGATGCGCCTTTGTACCTTCTTACTATAATCATCGTGTTCAGTGACGTCTGGAGCTACTCCAGAATCTATTCCGGCAACAGTGGAAGGATCTATCTCTACGTTAACTTCGGCACCCTCAGAGGGAAGGTCTACAACAAGCTCGTCTTGTGCTGGCATGGGGATGTCTCCATGTTAAATGTGCAGGATATCGTCCGGATCCTGTATGACGGCTATGACTTCGTCGTCATTCAAAATGCGAACCTCGCCACCGTCTATCTTAAAACGAGCGCCCGCATATCGTCCAAATATCACCCAGTCCTTCTCCTTGCACCAGGGGCCATTTGGGAACTTCTCAGTGTCTTTATAAGCCAGTAAACCAACTTTAAGGACATACCCACAGACAGTGGCAACGGATTCTCTTTCGATAACAGCATCGGGCAAAAGAACGCCACCCTCTGTTTTTCCGCGTCCTCTGTACGGAAGAATTAACAAACGCCACCCTGTTGGAGAAGGGAGGCGTTCAAAAGAGCTGCTTTCCAGCTTGGTTGGATCTAAAATACGCTCCTCTGCTTTAATATAGGCGCTCTCAAAGTTTATAGGACTTTCGCCGCTACTAACTTCAGACTTCTCCATGGTTAGTCTGCCTTTTCCAAGATTTCTCTCAATTCCTGTCCTATATAATCCAAAGATTCAATGTTGCCAACCAATTGCTTGTATTCTTCAAGGTCTTTTATAGTGCCCCCAACCAGCATCTCGGCAATACGATCTCGCCGTTCCTTAATGGATTTGAGAAGATGTTCCGCAAGAAGGATCCCGTCCATCGATTATTTCTTAGCACTCATATATGCCGTCATACCCATATAAGCTCCGACAACTCCTGCCTGTCCTATATAGAACAAGCCGAATAAATCTGAAAGAGCCTTTATCCGACCATCTGGGAAAATAGGCAGAAAAACCGCCGCTGTAAATACGATCATGGATATCATGGACATCCACGCCATTCGTCGCTGGGCATCCGACTTCTCATGCCGATCCATGACTTCTGCCAACGCAATCTCTGCATCCGATACAACGCCATCCTTATCGATGTCCAACTTGTTATGCTTACTGTCCTTCTGTAGCTTCTTTTGGGCCATCATCTCATCCTGGGTAAAAAGCTCTTATATCCTTGGACGGTGCAAAAACATTCCGCCAGCCTTGGCCCGCCCCAATGGGGCATGTAATGCCTTCGGGTGTCGTGAAAACAATCGTAAATGTCGCCCCTTCAGAAGACGCAAACACTTCAAAGATCCTGTTGTCACTCAGGAGACCAAAACCGACCAACGTCTCCTGAAATTCTCTAGCTACCTCCGCAACAAAATCCGAATGCTTCATGCAAAACGACTGCCCCTGGACGGCAAACGGCCGTGTGATCAAAAGGACTACCAAAATGAGCCAGAAGGAGGAGTGGAACATCTCTATTTCATCTTCGATAAGGGGTTCTCAAGAGCCTTTCGGATGTTGTCATCCGTCGCCGTTTCCAGATCACTCATCTGCTTCTTCAACCGGTCCTCAAGCGTAGTCATATCGTTTCGAATCTGTTCTCGCCTCGTATCGAACCGGTCCTCTGCCTTGGTCACCATACCACGGACCTTATTTTCATTTTGATCCAAAGTAGTCCTGACGGCGTCCGCAGTGGCCTTGGTGCGCCGTTCCGCTGCATCAACGCTCTTTTCCAAACGCGCCACGTCCTTCTTGAGATCGTTCTTGATGTCGCGTGTGTAATCCGTCGCCTTCGTGACCGAATCCTCGACGGATGCCATCTTCTCCTTGAAGACATCAAGGCGCTTGTCAAAACCGCTGAGATCCGGAGCCACGTACTCCTGAATCTGCTCCTTCATATCCATATAGTCTTTGTAAAACTCAAAACCCGCCCACAGACCACCGCCAATCGTCCCCAACACAGGAAGAATGATAAGGAGTTTACCTCCCGATAGTCTTATTCCTTGATATTCGACTTCTGCCATATCTACCTATACTGGGAGTTGATCATTGCATCATGCTTCGCATTAGAGCCACCAAACAGGATGTATTGCGCGAAGTTGTTGCCGTTAATCGTGGCGTCCGGAATCGTGGTCGTGCTGAAGAACCCAACGGTATCTTTCAGCTTGGTCGTGGCATCAAAGAAGGACTTGCTATTCCCCAGTACCTGCATCACCACCAAGGTTTTAAGCTGATTGCTAGCGTCATAGCGCCCCTTGTCTCCCATACGCTTCATGATTCGCTTGGCGATCTTTTCTTTGACGGCCTTTTTAACAATGACTTTGGGAGCGTCAAGCTCTGAATCTTCTTCTGATTCGGGGTCTGCATCTGGCTGCGTCTCCTCACTTGCAGAAGACGATTCAGGGCTTCCCGTTGTCTCAGGTTCTGGCTCAACTTCCGTCTCCACTTCAGCTTCGATTTCCTGTTCCATTTCAGCCTGCGCCTGCTGTTGTTCTTGCTGTTCTTGCGCAGGAGGTTGAAGATTTGCCTGTTCCGAAGAAGTCGGTCCACCAGCCATGGTTTCCATCGAAGGTGGGGCCATCTCCTGTTCGATCTGAGCTTCCATGTCCTCCATCTCCTGGTCTGGAGAGGAGGGTGCCATATCGACTTCCACCGTCTGGATCGGAGTATCAAATATCACATCGGTATTCTGAATGATATTTATTATCTCCGTCTCAATAAACGTTACCAGATCGTAAGTGGCCGTAAGACTAGGGTTGCTGAACTGTGGTCCGTAGTAGCCGTATGGATATCCTGCATCAATTCCAAACAGATCGAAATTCCCTGTCAAACCCGTATAACTATTCTCGGGA